CCAAGCCCTCACATAATAAAGAATCAAGAAAAGCAGAACAAATAGCCAAATTGCTTACGGAAGATTTTTCTATTGACCTAGAGCGAGTTGGTTATTATCTAGTTAGAAATCTACCTATGATTGTTTTTCATAGGTTTGATGTCCTTGCCTTGACAGCACAGGAAGAACATGGTAAACTTATGGAAGAGATGAAAACAGGAGGCCCATCATGGCGGTAGAGTTTGCAGATAAAGCAGGTATCTTAGGACAACTTTGGATTGAGTTCCGAGGGGATGAAGATTTTACTGACTTTATTGAATACAATGATCTAGGACTACCAATGTCCTATATGGTTGCAGAAGGTTTAATCAAAGAGTGTAGTGTAACAGGTGAAGCACTTATTGAAGAAACATTTGTTATGTTTTGTGAGTTGCTAGAAATCACAGAAGATGATTTTGATGTTCTTGAAGAGATTAATCTTGGTGCAGTTTTAATGTTTGCTTACAACAAGAAGCAGAATAAGCCAGAATAATTAAACATTGTGAGGGGCCTTGTGCCCCTTGCTTTGTGCTGCCTGGACGGGACGTCAAACCATATCAAATTGGACATATTACCCAAACCACATTTTCTCATACAAACATTACGAAGATCAAATTCTTTTCCCCAATCATGGACAAACATTTTTTCAAATAATTATTACGAAAGACAAATATTTTTCCCCGTACCAGACAAACATTGTTTTGTCAAACCTTATATCAGACAAACCTTTATTTGTCAAACCATATAATAATGATATAATTTGTGTATGAGTCCTCATAATAATACTAGATTCAATGGATCAAACCTTAATAGCAAATCTTCATACCATAATAACCAAAATGAATTAGGTTTGGCTATGGAAAGACTCTTATCTCATATACGTGGTTTGTTATATACCTATAGTGGATTACGATCCCTTAGATCCCGTCGCATTTTCAAGCGGGGAATTCAAGACAACCAACTAACAATGCCTCCAATCACTGACGGTATACGACAATAACCAAACCTTATATCCCTATATATAAAACAATAACTTTTTAAAACTTTATCAAACCTTTATATATTTTTATAAGGGTTTTTTTATTTTTATGAGCAAATTTGCAGAAAATTGTCATAGCAAATTGTATCAATTTGAACTTGACAAACACTAATGTTTGGTATATAATCCGCTATCGGGTATATGTTTGACAAAGGTTTGGATATATGGTATAAGTGTTTGGATAAAATTGGGGATAGGGGGTTTGGCCCGTAAGATTACGACGGCCCTCTTAAATATGCTCAGTACTCCACTATCCTCCACTTTACTCCACTTCTAGACCATATAATAAAAATATCAGTAACATTTATTTGTGGATAAACCTGTGGATAACTATCAAAATATGTACATAATTCTGTACAAAACCTCACAAACCATCCTATCAAAACCTAACAAACTGTGGATAACTTTGATCCAAACCTAACAAACCAAGGTATCCTAACACCTTAAAACCTAACAAACCTGTGGATAATTTATTACCTGTGGATAACTTCTTACCTGTGGCTAAATTTTTTGCACGGAACCTATATCCGTTAACCTTAATGTGATACTATAGGGTTATGGAATGCAAACACTACTATGAAATTGATCTAGATGGCAAGGTTTCTTGCTCTAATTGTCATGCTGTAGTAGATGAAATTCAAACAAATAATGACGATTTTTGGTCATCACAAATGAGTTTTGAGGAATAAGTTATGGACCTGTGGATTCTATATATTTACTGGATTTATCTTATGCTAGGTATATCTACTATAGCCATTGTTGATTGTTTATACTGGTACTTTAGGTCTTTCTTTACTTCCCCCGCCAAATCTGATATACTTAAAAGATGATAACACTACTATTAATTATAACAACTTGGTATCTAACCAAACTTTACTATACAAGAAGTCTAAAACTTGATATGCCAGGACTACAAGATCATGGCATGATGAGTGCAAAATGTTCAAGATGTTCACAATATATTATTATTTCTGAAGAGGAAATGCGTACCCCATTCTATTGTATTGTTTGTAAATGAAACAAGCAATTGCTTTGGTATTATTGTTTTATGTAATCAAAGGAACTTTTGTAACATTATTGTGTTATAAAGGCTATAAATGGGTTAGGAGAAAAAATGAAAACAACATATAAGTGTCCAGAATGTAAGACAACTATCGCTATTTCTACAACAGTCCATACGCTGCCAGAATCAATTATCTGTCCGTGTGATGCTGTAATGCCAAAGAACGCATAGACTTATTGATCATACGGATAATAGCCTTCTTGCTTACTTTCTTTGAAGAAAAGGTTTCCGTATAACCATTTTGAGGCATATCCTCTTTGCTTAAAAAATGTCCGTGTTTATCTCTTAGTTTCTTTACTACTAGGGATTCTATCTGTCTTGCCCTATCCCGCTCAAAAAAATGCCAATAACAAACTAATTTCCACCCTTTAGTCCTGTGGGAAGCAAACCTCTTACCATCGATAGACGATATGCCTATTTTAATGGCAGATAGTTCATGGTTATATATTACATATAATATTGCTTCATCCATGACTTGATTATACTCCCCAGATAAGGTATACTGAATATATGTGGTCATGGATATTGGCAGTAATTGGTGTAACAGGTATTTTCTTTGTTGGTCGTAAGACCATTTGGGGATGGTTTGTGCTGTTATTCAATGAATGTCTTTGGATGTTTTATGCTATAACTACTCGTCAATATGGCTTTATCTTTGCATCCCTGGCCTATGCAGCCACTTATATTAAATCATACAGACATTGGAGACGAGAAGAATGACAAATCAAGAAATAGCAGACCTATTGGACAAAGAGTCTTATCGTGTTTGGGATACCGCTAGAGTAATCAAGAACCAAGACTACCATGATGGATTGGTTAAGGGTTTGAAGATGGCTTCTAAGTTTGTAGCCAAACTATGATTAATATGGAAATACCTGATCCATTTCAAACCTTTGTAGCCAACAAATATGCCAACGCTAAAGGCTATGTACATGACTGGTTTAGTGGTGAATGGTCATTTAAATGCTCTGCATGTAGGGAAGAATTGATTGGCCCATCCCGCAAAATATTGACAAAAATCAGACTATATCATACAAGAAATGAGTGTTTAGGTGGATACTAATTGCTGCACTATACCTAAAGATGATGAGTCCTTTTGGTATACCCATCAAACCATGCCTGATGGTCATATCTGGTGTCTCACCAAGTCTATGGTCGATAAGGCAGTTGCTGATGTTAAGGCTAGGTATGGCAATAAGAAAAGACATCGCCAATGAAAAAATGTGATCATACCTGGTATATGAGAGAGCCAGGAATACAGTGTACAAAATGTTTAATTGTTTGGGAGAGTGATGAGGATAATAGTTTGTCCAATTTGTAAGAAGGAGTGGGATTTAAGATGGGGTATATTTGGACACGACTCTTTATCTAGGCATATGAAGGATGCTCACCGATAGTGCCCTTGTAGGGCATGGGATGGTTTAATTTACCTCTAGTTTGCGCCGAACTTAAAAACAGTTAATTAAATTTTTCGAACTTATATTTGACTTATTTAACTTATTAAGGTATAATTAATATAACAACAGGAGGCATTATGATTCATTCGTTATTTTTAATTCCCGCTTTTATCATGGGATATGTAGCATGCTATATTGCTATGACATATAAGGTTGATCAAGATTAAAGAGCCAAAGATCTTTCAAATGGACTGGCGCAGCGTTGGCTATTGGCCTGTTTGGAAAGATGGAAAGAAAATATGGGTACCTAAAGATGATAAATCATTTGACAAAGATTGAAAGAACCAAGGTCTGGCCATTACGATGGATAGGCAATTTCCTTGGTGGATATGCTGGTGATCATTTAATTAAGGCTATTGATTTAGATGAGTCTTTAGATAGTAATTTAGGATTTCGTTATAAATACCACGCAAAAATGTGGAAGTATCTTAACAAACCTTACGAGTGGTGGGGAACTTATTACGAAGTTGATATGGAAAAATGGAATAAAGACATTGCTAACAGGTGAATATGTGCTTTATTCTTATCCAAGGTCAGGAAGCAACTACTTTCAAGAAGCCTGGATACAAAAAACTCAAACGGCAATTCCTTGTTTTAGAGAAACAAAAATAATAAAAAATATTTTAGAAAATTACAATTTTATAACTTTGGCCTTAATTAGAGACCCGATTGAGTCAATTGCATCTAGAACATTAATATCTATAGAGCATGAAAAAACCAAGGTTTCACTAGATGACTTTATTGATTATTCAATTTTAGAATATAAAAAAATATATCAAATTATTTTAGACAATGCAAAATATATTATTAACATTAATGATTTTGATAAAATAGACATGATTATTGATAAAATATATAATAAAAAAATGATTGCTATAGATGAAGACTTAATCAATAATAATTTAAGCAAGATTCCAACATATTCTCCAACTTTTAAAGAACATGATCAATATGAAGAGTTGTTGCAAATAATTAGCACTAAAGATATAGAAGAATGTTATTTTTTATATTGGGCTGCAAATGAAAAACGAATAATGGTATAATTAATATATGAATAAAAAAGATTTGTGTCAGTACTGTGAGTCAGAAGCCAAGTTTAATGATATTGGCATTGACAAAGATAATAACTATACAGTTGTTAGTGTTTGCACATGTCATTTTACAAACTATCATGTATCTTAATTTTTAAATACTAACCTGAATATCATGTGACTCAAAACAATTAGTGCAAGATGATTTTGGATGGTTTAAGTACCTATCTCTATACCCAGCAAGAATTATCTTGCCATCTTTATGCAATGACAAGTTTGTATCTGTTATAACTCCATAAACTATTGGTATTAATTTACCTTGGCATATTGGGCACATATTACAATTCTATCATACTAGACAAAACTGCTAAACTTTGGTATACTTATTAGATGAAGATCTTATTGCCATCTTACCCTAGGTGTGGAACACATTTTTTGGCTGAACAATTTTTACAAAAAACTGGTGTGGTTATGAATAAAACTCATGCTCCAATGCTTGGTGACTATGATGTTTATCTGACATTAATAAGAAATCCTAAAGATAGTATAATATCAAGACTTGCTATGGAACTAGAGTTTGAAGAAAATCCAAAAGCAATGGAAGAATATTTAGAAATATGCAAAACAGAATATATGGTATTCTATAAATATATAATTAAAAATATTGATATTGTTTTTCATTACGATGATATAAGCACAAATGTAGATAAAATGATAGATAATATTTGTAATAGATTTAATATAAATAAAATTTCAGATACTTTTGTAGATACAATTGAGGATAGAAGAAATACAAGATTCTTAAAAACAAGTAAAAGTTCTGATAGATATGCTGAAGCAAAAATTTTTATGAATGATAAAGACTTAGATGAATGTTATAATATATTTATGGAAGCAGACAAGAAAGCGATAAGGTTTAAATGAGTATACTAAAAGCATTAAATGACAATGGTTTATGGGAAAAAGTAAGGGCAGAAGAGCCTTTTGTTTTTAGATCTGCTGATTTGCCTGAAGTTAGTTGGGATAGTGTGCTTGCATTAATAGATACTGATTTAAAAATTGGTAAACCTTTGGGTCAAGGGGACAAGGGCATTTATAATGAATTTGGTTTTAAAGTAATGAAAGCAGATAGAATAGATGCAATCAATAATGAAATAGAATCTTTAAAAACATTCTTTGAGGTATCTGAAGACTTTACCGTTTCACCAAGGGCTGCACATCAACTTTATGTAAGTTTAACAACAAACGAAAAGTCTTACGGAATTCCTCATACTGATCCAGAAAATGTTTTCTTTTGGCAACTGCAAGGCAAAGCAAACTGGAAGATTTGGTCAGAAGATAAAACTGTTGTAGAGGTTGATGAAGTTTTGTCAAAAGGAGATTTTATATATTGCCCACCAAATAGACAGCACCATATTATTGCCGTAACTCCAAGATGTGGTATTTCTATTGGCTACGGAAAATTAAAATGATGAGAGCACCATGGGACAGGGACTTTCAGGCTGAATCAAAGAAGAGTGGAGATGAGTTTGAGCATAAAGTATATAAAGACTTGGTTAATCGTGGATTTAGTACTATTGACAGAAATTATGTTTTTGATATTGTTGGGTGCGAAGTAGATTTTAGAGCACATTCAGATACCCGCTTTGAATATGTAGAAGCAAAAGGTGGCAATTCTGGTGATGGCAAAAGACCAGGTGCACAAAGAACCGACAATGTTAAAAAAGCAATAGCAAATGGTGCCCTAATAAAAACATATAATGTGGTTTATTATGTTGTTTATTTTTCAGCACAACCAGAACCAAATAGTTATTCAGATAAAATGATAAAAACTGCACTAAAATATAAGATAATTGACGAAGTTAGATATATTGACTAAACATAAAGAGTTTGCTACAATTGTATTATGAGAAAAGAATACTTGCTAGAAGACTTTGACTATGATCCTGAAATTAATATTATTTCAGCAGACATTCAAAAAAATATAATTATTAAGTATTTATCAAGAACATATTATTGGACTATTGGATTTTTTATGTTTATAGTTGGATTCTTGGTTGGAGTAATAGTAAGATGATTGGAAAAAAAATGCCATGTAGTTGTGGTTTTACAACAAATACAGATAATACCTGTAATGGAAATCATAAGATTGTTAAATCTGTAAAAGATTCTATTATAAATAATGTAGAAAATGTTTTTAAAGATATTAACGATGAAAAAACTTTAGAGTTAAAAACTTTAATTGTTAAAACAATTAAGGAATCAAGATAAAAAATGATTGAAGAGTCTAGGCCACCACTAATTTATACTATAGAGCGTTCTGGAACTAATTTTATTTCATACGCTTTTAGTCATATTTTTGTAAATCCAATAAATACTCATAATAAAAATAAAAAATTTACTGATGGCGAAGATATTGATTATAAAGATTATGATGTATTTGCAACAATACGTGATCCAAAAGAAATAATTATCAGCGATATTTATGTATTGTATGAAGAAAATCCTGCTTTTTCTCCATTGCCAAATGAGATAGTGTATATAGCAAAGAAAAACTGTAAACTGCAAGAAAAATATTTAAATGATTTGATAGAAAATAAAAACTTTTATATAATGCCTTTTAAGTATTTTACAAAAGATACGTATAAATTTTTTATTAAATTTGCAGATGAAAATAATTTTTCTGACATTCAAAAACAAAAAATAGAAGATTTTGTTTTTTTTAAAAATCCTTTGCTAACAATTTCACAAGATAAAAGAACAGATAAAAAAAGATATCCAAGGGTTTATAAAGAAGATATTAGAGAATACATAAGTAACTCACTAGAACTTGAAGATATGCCAGATGTTTTAAATAAAATAAACAAACTTTATGATGTGTTATTAAAGAGGTATGAAGATGGACAAGTCAATAGATACTCCTAATATTCCTTATGAGGATATCCTAGTGATTATATTAGATGAATATATGTCATGCTTAAATGTAAAGTTTTATAATGATAGATTGTATTGTGACTTATGGTGGAAACATGATGATTGCGAAAGAATTATGAATTTGTTATATAAGATTACGAAAGATCAAACTTATACCCGACCACAGTCTGCACCATCTATGTCTTCATCAATTAATCAGGCCTTGACAAATCCTTCTATAAGTACTACACTTAGTATGTTGGAAGAAAATGGTATATAAAATAAACACCAGTAGCCAAGTTGGTTAAGGCCCCGAACTCATAATTCGGTTATCGTAGGTTCAAGTCCTACCTGGTGTACTATACATCTGTAACTCAGTTGGTTAGAGTACCTGCCTTATATGCAGAGAGCCGAAGGTTCAAGTCCTTCCAGATGTACTAAATAATTAAATATAGTAATGCGGATGTTGCATATTGGTAGTGCCTCTGCCTTCCAAGCAGAAGGGGTGAGTTCGATTCTCATCATCCGCTCTGGGTCCCCATCGTCTAGAGGCCTAGGACATCGCCCTTTCACGGCGGTAACACGGGTTCGAATCCCGTTGGGGGCACAATACCATTCCTAGATCGTCTAAAGGCAGGACAGGGGCCTTTGAAGCCCTTAATCGTGGTTCGAATCCATGTCTGGGAGCCAAGGGCCTAAAGCATTAAAGTGATGCTCAGGACTTTTAATCCTGAGAAGAAGGAGCATTACCTTCTAGGCCTACTAAACCTCTGTAGTTCAGTGGACAGAACGATGGACTTCTAAGCCATGCGTCGCAGGTTCGATTCCTGCCAGGGGTACTGCACAAGTGATATACTTTATAAAAGGAGTTTTATGAACATTGTTATTCCCATGTCTGGTTTGGGATCTAGATTTAAAGCCAAAGGTATAGATACTCCAAAGCCATTAATTCAAGTTGATAATAAATATTTAATTGAGCACTCTATATCATCTCTTGGAATTAATGGAAAATATATTTTTATTACTAAAAAATATGAAGATAAAACATATAATGATCAATTATCTTTTCTTTTAAAGTCTTTAGTACCAGATTCTGTTGAAATTCAAGTTGATCGTGAACAGTATGGTGCAGCAGATGCAGCATTGTATGCAGCAGACTATATTGATAATGATGAGCCACTAATAATTACAAATTGTGATCAAATACTTTTTTGGAACTCTCAAGAATTTATAGATTTTGTAAGTAGCACCCCTATTGATGGAGCAGTAGCAATTTTTAAATCTTCTGATCCAAAAAATAGTTTTGCAATAATTAAAGATAATATAATTACTAATATAGAAGAAAAAAACCCAATAAGTTCAGATGCTCTAGTTGGTTTACATTACTGGAAACATGGAAAAGACTTTATTTTTTCTGCTAAAAAATTATTATCGGAGTATAGGGAAAAGGGTTTTCCAGAATGCTATATCTCCTCAACATATAACTATTTAATTAATTCTGGTAAAGTAATTGCACCATATTTAATGCCACATAATGGATATGTCTCTCTTGGTACTCCAGAAGATATTGAAGTATACAATGGAAAAGTTAAAGAATTTTATACAGATAAACCAAAAACTATTTTTTGTGATATTGATGGCACAATTATTAAGCATGCACACAAATTTAGTCTTGTTGGAAAAGATAATGCAAAAGATTTAGATGGTGTTCTTGCTAAATTTAATGAATGGGATTCTAAGGGTCATAAAATTATTTTAACAACTGCTAGAAAAGAATCAGCAAGATATATAACCGAAAAACAATTAAGCGATCTTGGTTTTTGTTGGGATTACCTACTAATGGGCATGACAAGTGGTGTTCGTGTTTTAATCAATGATAGACATCGCTTAACAGATAATGACAGGGCAGTTGCAATAAGCCTACTGACTGATGAAGGATTTAATAATATAGATTGGAATGCAATCGGCTTATGAAAATTTCTAGAATAGAAACAACAGATAGAGGTTGGTTTGTTGGAAACTTTGCAAAGGCTGCATTTCAAACAGATGCATGTGAGGTATCATTTAGAACTCATAAAATGGGTGAACTCTGGCCTTTACATTATCAAGAAAAAATTACTGAAATAAATATGCTTGTTCGTGGAGAAATGATCATGCAAGGTACAAAAATAATTGCTGGAGATATTTTTATTGTTTATCCGTTTGAAATTGCTGATCCAGAATTTTTAACTGATTGCGAAGTTATTTGTGTAAAAATTCCAGGAATTCAAAACGATAAGGTAGTAGTTGAAAAAGTTTAATATGAAGATTATTGCACATAGGGGTAATACCTCTGGCCCATCAAAATTTGAAAACTCTCCAGAGTCTATAAACTATGCATTAATGTTGGGGTTTGATGTAGAGATAGATATTTGGTGTTTTAATGGATCTATATATTTAGGTCATGACGGACCAGAGTATTTAGTAGACAAAAGTTTTATTCTTGATATAGGTCACAGTGGTTGGTTTCACTGTAAAAATTTAAATGCTATAAATATGTTTGCTGACTACTTTCCTAATTTAAACTATTTTTGGCATCAAAGCGATGACTTTACACTTACAAGTGAAGGGTTTATATGGACATACCCTGGAAAAGAAATTGGTAAAAACTCAATTATTGTTTTACCAGAAACAGTTTCAGAAGAAGATCTTAGCGTTATGTTTTTAAATAAGCCCTATGGAATTTGTACTGATTGGCCCCATAAATATTAAAATATTTTGCTAGAGTTTTCAATGTGCTTTATTATTTCTAAAGATGATTTAACACCAAAACATTTTATTATTTTATGATTTTTATTAAACCATTGAGACCAAAAACGATATGCATCATGCTGTTGTTTTTCTGAATTTCTAATTTCTATAATGTTAGATTGTTCTGGACTAAACAAAGTATTTACCATAGAACTGCCATTGTAAGTAACAATATCTGAACATGAAGAAACTAAATCTACCTGATCTCTAAAGGATAACTCTTCAAAAAATACAACTTTATAACCATTATTAATGTAGTACTCTTGCAAAATATGTTCATCATTAACTCTTCTTCCGTTATCATCTTCAGTAATTGCATTTTTCCTGCTTACATATATTTTATTTGTATATGAATATTCTTTAACAAATTTTTCTCTTATTAGATTTAATGTAAATACAAAGTTATCCATATTTCCAGTAGTTGAATCAGCAACAATTACTTTATCAAAAAATAAAGAATCTTCTGAGCCTATGTCTACAAGGCATGACTCATATTCTGGCAACCCAAGCCAATAAAAAATTTCTTTATGAAAAGACTTTACTTCTCTTTGAATAAACGATTCTTTTGATTCAAAATGATCTAGTTTTATTATTATTTTAATATCAAGATTTCTAATTCCAGAATTTTGAATATGCAAAATTTTTCCAACCATATCAATTAAAAAATGATGATATGAAGTAGTATGATTTGAAATAAAAGTTGGCTGAACTTTATTATTTTTTTTAAATATTTCTGCACTATTATTTTTTTCATTATATATTCTAACATTATGGTATTCTTGAATGCTTGGGACAGTATCCTTTACTATGTTAACTAAAGATTCATCATAGTATGGGGAACCATCTGACTTTGTTACTAAAGTTTGATTTTGTGTTTTTGGTGGTAGTGCGTATCTAAAATAATCTGATACCACCTTATAACTAATGTTTTTATTAATAAAATTTAACATTTAAAGTTTCCAAAACAAATTTATTTATCTTTCTGATTTTGGTTTTAGTTGTGTTGTTCTAGCGTAATATGGTTCAATTTTTGCTTTAATAGTTCCATCTTTACGAACTTTTACAATCCAACCATCTTTAATTTGAGTATCATTGAATGATCCCGCTTTTTTCTTTGGCATTATCTAAATAACCTATCTGTTCGTGTTTCTTTTGTATAATCTTTTCCAAATTCAGCAAACAAAGACTTATTTTTTTCACGATTAACAATTCCTCTTGACCATGAGAATCCTGCATCTCCGCCCCATGCAAGCCACATAATATATCCATTAGATGGGTTTGCTGAGTTACCCCAGTCTTTACCCTTCTTGTCTACCTCATGGCGTGAGAAGTATGAGTACATTCTCTTAACAGTACTAAGAGATAATGACTCACCTCTTGCTAACTGCCCTGCACGAGTCCAGCCAACTGCAGTTCCTGCACCGTTAGCCTTTCCATCTTCCTTAAACTTAATTGCTCTACGAGCAGCAGATCTTGCTCCTGCTGGTGGTGAGTATCCGTCTGCTTTAGACATCTTTGCTGCATCCTCATAGTCTTCTAAACTAATGTTTGGCATATTAATTCTATTTATATCAGACATCAAAGCACCAATAGAGTAAGGTGTGTAGTAGTATGTTCCATCTTCTTCTTCAAGCATTCTAACTGCAACTGCTGGATTATCTGGAGTAGACTCAACAGAATAAGGATTTCCTGGCTGACCATATGTTCCGCCTTCAAGCATAACATGCTCTACTTGACCAACAACTGGACCTTCAGTTGTCATTGCAATAACAAAATCTCCTTCAACTATTGGTGCATCCATTTTTGTTACTGGAATACAATTAGGAACCATTCTGCCATTATCTCCTGGCTTCATACCTCTTTGTGTATATCCTTCCCAACAAGGATCTGCTTTACCAATTTGTGCATCATACATAGCCATTTGAGTTTCTGCATCTAATCCACCGCCACATTCAGGACAAGATGAACATGGAATATTTTGCTCCATACACATTTCACATTCACATTTTTGATAAGTATTAGTTGGCATTATTGGATTTTCTGGAAGTGGTGCATTGGCTTTCATTTCAGACATACTATCTTCATCTGGTATTGGGTTTGCACATACTGGACAATCTGGGCAATCTACATTCATTTCTTTACAGGTTGCACAATCGCATCCTTGATATGTTGATGGTGCAATAACTTCTGCAGTAATTGACTTACCAAACGCAGAACCAGCCCAAATACTTACACCAGGCTTATTATGTATTCCAGGCCCTGTAGGTCTTGATTGATTTAAACTATATTGTGGTTTCTTCATACCAACTGATGGATTAATGTGTGATGAAGGGTTTGCTGGTGTTGGATCAGTTACAGTTGCATTGTAAGACACATCCATTGGTGTGTCAGACATTAGTCGTTGCCAACTTCTTTAAGTGATGCAGACAGCATCCAGTGCCATCTCTGATGCATGTCCATGCGCTCTGCAAAGAAGTTTGCAATTGCATGTTGCTTATTTTGTGTAGCAAGATCAACAGCATCTGTAAGTTTTGCAAGAACCATATCATTAGCCATAAGTAAATCTGCAGACATCATCATTGGGTCTGAAGTAACATCAGGCTCTCCAACTTCATTTAATACAATAAATCTTGATAGTTTAAATGGTGCATATGTATCTAACTTACGAAGCCATTCTGCATACGTATCTGTTGCTCCATCATAATCTGTATAAATATTTTCAAAAAGTTCATGGTACTGAAGGAAATCATCACCCTCTACATTCCAGTGATATCCATGTGCTTTTAGTTTAAGAGTTATGTTGTCTGCAAGCAAAACTTTTAACAGATTGACTAATTCTTCCATTACATATCCATATGATAAACAGTAGATGCTTGTGTCTGAATGATATCACCCTTGAACTTTATCTTTACAAAATATTGATTTTCATATTTTTGTGGTAGTGATAATGCATAATACTTATCAGGGAAAACAATAAATCCTCTACCAGCAACTGGAGAAAACATTGTAAATACTGTTAGGTCATCTACTGATTTTGCTTCCCCTGCTTTTTCATTAAAAACATATGTGTGGGCATCTGATTCATTTGCAGATATAAACAAGATTAGGTTTCCCTCTTCCTCATCTATTTCTGGTGATTCGTATTCAATTTCTTGTCTATCTGATTTTTGGTCCATTTTAATTAAAGTGATAGCCTCTACACGCTTTATATCTATTCTATTAAAATTGGCAAACTGATCTAACTTTCTAACAAAAAATGCTGCTTCTTCACTTAGTTCATCTGGATTTACATCTAAGACAACATTAGAAATTAAACTATTGTCTTTATCAACTGACCAATCACGCCTAGCCTCAAGGGTTCGAAGTAGTTCTTTGCCTTCTTCTTGCTCCATGTATCTATCATCAAAAATAATCATTATGCCCCTACCACCTTTTCTTGGTTATAACTATATTATACCATTCTTCTGTTATAAGTTCTTATTCTGTGACAATTTGCACAGACTACTTCACATTTTTCTATCTCTTTTTTTATAGATTTCCAGGAAAATCCGTCATGAATCATGCGTGAAACATTGTATTTCTTATCTCTTATGTGATCAAAATCTAGTATTATATGGTTATTAATTCCACAATCAACACAGCCAGAAGCCTCTTTAATTTCAGCAAGTTTGCGCTTATACTCTTGCTTATTGTATTGATCCAACTCTTTGTTAGTCATTGAGATTATTATACCGTCAAATATTAAGCCCCACACAGGCAATTCACCTGACTTGCGCCACGGTCTCTATCTAATGGGTAACTAATCCATCACTAAGGTCCTGTGTGGGGACTTTTATATTGTACTACTTGATTTTAATTGTTTTAGGTTTTTTTTCTTCAGGAACGATTCGATCAATGCTTACATTGAGCATGCCGTCTTTTAGTTCAGCACCAGTAACCTCCATGTATTCACCTAGAGCAAATGATCTAACAAACTTACGACCAGCAATGCCCTTATGAACAACTTCAGCGTTTGTTGTTTCTGTTATCTCACCCTTGATAATTAATGTTCCACTATCAATTGTTACATCAATATCATCTTTTGTAAATCCTGCAATTGCGATTGACAAACGATATGTATCTTCATCTAATTTAAGAAGATCATATGGAGGATATGATTGTGAATTTACCTTATGTGCGGTATTTAAACGGCTCAACTCTCTGTTAAAGCCAATAAAAAAAGGATCATTGAATAGATCCATAGCGAACTGTGTTACCATGTTATTCCCCTTTCAAGCGAATAATTAATTGACCCCCCTAATGGGCAGGTACAAATATTATATCATAAAAATGAACAGTTTATAGACTTGTTCAGGTCCCCCAGGTTGCGACCCTGGGCTTATCCGTACTCAGCAATAAGGTCGCTTACAAAGCAACTGCATGTATCATGACGGAATATTATATTACTTTTTTGCTGCTGTCTTCTTTGCTACTGCTTTCTTTGCAGGAGCCTTTTTTACAGTTGCCTTCTTTACTGCAGCCTCTACTTCTGCTACTTCTGGAAGACGACCAAATGCTTTATCATTTGGATTAATTGCTCTTAATGCCACTGGTGCAATTGCAGCCAATAGTGAGTACGCAAGAGTCTTAGGATCTGTTACCCCAGACATATATAGTGCAATTGCAGCACCAAGTACTGATCTACCATATGATGCAAGCATTGCTTTTAGTTGTGTGTTATTCATAATTTTCCTCCTAGGAAATGTAGTTAGATAGTATGTAGTAGCCTAACCACAATCCAATTATACCAGCAACCCCAGCAAAAACTGGTGGGGCAGGAACTGGTAATTTAAAAGCAGCAAAAACTATACCACATCCAAATCCTGTAAATATAGATAATATAACATCTTTCATTTTATTCTCCTTTTGCGTCTGGATGATCAAGTGGGGTTGGAGCAGTAATTAAGCAATCACACTCAGCACATCTTGCATCATCTAATAAATAACCAGCAACATCATAAGTTTCTGGATCAAACTGAACTGTAATTCTTATAAATACAGAACCACAGCATGGACAAATTGATGAAGGAATTCCCCTTGCATCAATCATTTTTTATTTCTTCTGGAAATATTTTTTCTAGTTCTCTATATAGTTCTACTATTGTAACCATTTGATCATAAAGTGGATATCCAGAGCCAACAAGTCCAACTCGCTCAAAATGTTCAACTATTGGCAACATATCTTTTTGAAATTTCAGAAAACTTTCTTGAACTGTCTCAATATATAAAAATGCATCATCTCTAGATTTATTTAAAAATATTAAATATTCTTGACTATTTTTAATAGATATATCGTCTTTTAATATTGTATTATCAATAGAAGTTTGCAAAAGTTTCTTTGAAACTTTATGTAATGATGATCTAACTTTTGCATTATCAAATATTAAAAATAAAAAAGAAGATATAAAAATAAAAAATATTATAAAATCTAGCATGCAACCCCCTATATCCAATACTTAATTATAGCAGTAAGAGCCAATGTTGTCCATATAAGATTAAATATAATTATAGTGGGTAATGTTTTCACTGTTGATGTCCAAATTAAGGATAAACTAGATACTAATGCAAAAATATATAGCCACCACCATTGCATACCAAAAAGCAGTCCTGGTACAATTATTGTTACCTTTGTCATGAAGGCAATAAACTCTATTGTATTTGTTTTATTCCAATAAGATTTTTTTCTCATTGTTAATAGTACAGTTTTAATTGTAGAAAGGCTATTCATTAAATCCCCCAAGTTGTTTGATAAACTGCGAATGATCAATAAAATGGTTTGATAAAACTTTTCTTTTTGCTTTAACTTTATTTAGTTGTTCTTCCTGATGCTTGTATTGTTTATATATGTCTTGAAGATAATCTTTATTAAAAATATTATTTCCATACATAATTATATAATAACTGATTGGATCAAAAGACATATTTTCACCAACAGTATATTTAAAACTATTTAAATCTTTAATTTTTTCTTTTAATGTTTCTGGCATTTTATTATTAATAGTAAAGTTTGTCCAAAAATCAGTATTCATTTTATCTGTCATGTAATGCAGGTATAAAAAGTCTCTGATCTCCTCGCAATCCGCTGAATAAGTATCATTAAGTATTTGAACATGTTCTTTATTTTTTTCAAAGATATTGAATTCTTTTCTAAAAGCAATACCCAATACAGTAATTGATTGCATTATAGATGTTGCCTCTAAAGGTTCAACAAACCCTGAAGAAAGACCTACTGCTATTGTGTTTTTATTCCATATTGTTTTATAATGACCTGGATTAAATGTAAATGTTTTAGGAGATTGAATTTCATGTCCCAATTTTTTTTCAATTTCTTTTTTTGCTTCATCTTCTGTTATATAGTCAGAATCAAAAACATATCCACAGCCATATCTATGCTGTAATGGTATCTTCCACATCCAACCATAATTCATTGCTGTGGACTCTGTATATGCTGGTATGTTTTCTTTATCTATATCAAGAAAAAATGGAACTGCTTTTTTTGCTGGTAAACTTTCTGAAAAACTTTTCCATTCTGTTTTAAAAATATTTTTATTTATTAGTCTGGCAAAACCAGAACAATCAAAAATAAAATCAGAGTTAACTTTAAAGCCATCCTTTAATTTAATCTCTATAATATCTCCTGTGCTATCTTGAATAAAATCTTCAATAACACCATCTACATGCACAACTCCTCTTTGAATTGCTACCTCTGATAAATATTTTGCCATTGCTCTTGCATCAAAATGCAAAGAGTATAGATTATATATATCAAAATCTGATATATCTGTTGACTGATTATTTTTTCCTATAAAAGGTATTTTATTTACATCTAAAGCCATTGCAGATATTTTATATTCATCTTGTTTTACATCTTGTGACATATAAAAAAGATCTAAAACTGGAATTTTATTTTTATTTGTTGGAGTATTAAAAAATATTTCTTTTGTTTTTAAATTAAATTTATTTATTGAAAATCCATGATAATAACTATTTCCATTATTGTTAAAATTATCAAATTTAATTGCAAGTTTCATTGTTGAATTGGTTTTTTTTATTAAATCCTGAACAGATATTCCTAGTGAGTCAAGGAATGGAATAAAATTTGGGGTTGAACCCTCTCCTGCACCCAATATACCAATTTCAGTACTCTCTATGACAGTAATTGAGCAGTCTGGGTACCTTTTTTGTGCAGCAAGTGCTGTTAGCCATCCCGCAGTTCCGCCACCTACAACAACAATTTTTTTCAAATTGGTTTTCCACCTTCACGAACTAATAAGACTATTGCCCCATTATCTTCTAATGCTTTTTTAACTCTTATCATATACTCTACTGCAGCAACTCTATCTTCAACTGTTAGCCTCATGAAATCTGGCTCACTAGCCTTTACAGTAATAAAATTTTCATTATCTACTAGCGTCACATTAAAGTTTTTAGGTGCATGAATAGAGCGAAATGCTCTTTTCATTTGATCTGTATACACTAATTCCTACCCCAAGAAATTTTATTCCACCCACGCTCATGAAAGTAATAAAGTATTGTCTTTGTTATCACTTCAAACCCTGCAATTGATGCAGCAGTAATTGCCTTATGTGTTATAAAGTATGACAATACAAAGGTATCTGCCGTTCCAATTATGCGCCAAGTGATTGCTTTTATTGCTGATCTTTGTTTAGTTACTTTCATTGCCCTGCCCCTATAGCCAACCAGGACAAAACTTCTTTTATTTTAGAGACCCATCTCTTTACGTTTTTGCGTAGCGCTAATAGCATGAATGTCTGCCCCCAAATCTACTTGCTCAATCTTATATCCTACATCACGACCATAAACAATGTTAGTAATGTTTGGTAATCTTAATACTAATGCACCATCCATAAATTCATCCTTGGCAATATATTCTTTTACCTGATCAAACTTAAGTGGATCTTTCTCGCTTGTATTATATGTGTTTCGTACTCCAAGAAGTACTTGATCTGTACGCTTGCCAGCCTCTACGTATAAAGCATGATGCCCTTCATGCCATGGTTGATATCTACCAAGCATAAGTGTTGTAGGTGCAGACCAATCATGCAAACTAAATTGATCAATTATCTGTGTTGCTTTTTCATTTGCATCCCACTCATGGCTAATGAATACAATATCAAACTCTGAAGGCTTTTCAAACATCTTGTTGGTGTCTTCAAATCTACCTTCTGAAATTGTGTCCATAAATACTAAAATATTTGGCTTACCAAATGCTGCACGAGTTAAATCTGTTGGGCATACAAAGTCAACAATAACTGGTGCAACACCTTGCTTTGAAATTAGTTTTGCCATCTCGCCCATACGACGAGCCTGTTCAATTCTATCTTCTGGAGTAAATCCTAAATCTGAATTTACCGTTGCTCTTACTTCATCTGCATTAAGGTGAATAGCGTTAATTCTTTCTTTTAATGCTTTTGCAAGTTCTGTTTTTCCTGAGCCAGGTAGCCCAATAATTTGAATAATCATATAAATAACTCCATTTCAACTATATAAGTATACACTATTTAATTTCCTTTTCTGTTACTAGGTATTTCCATGTATTTCCCCAGTCAGATTTACTTTTGTGGCTATTAAACTCTTTTGATATTAGTCCACCTTCTAAATAAATACCGCCCCAAACTCCCCACTCTTTTGTAGAAACACCAACCGCAAAACACTTATTTGCAACAGGGCATCCAGAACAAAGTTTGTCTACCGCACTTCTTAAATTTTCTTCATCTTCATACTTTTCAAAAAATATATTTGTATCATATTCAAAGCATAAAGCATCATCTTTCCATCTATCTCTATGCATTTTTATTGCACAAACTTATCTGGTATTTCCCAACCACTATGATCTGCAACAAACCTACGAGTAATATACCACTTTCCATTAGAGTACTTACCAAATTTTGATGTTCTGCCTTTGTCTGAAAGGTATGAATGAATAACATCCCAACCATCCCAATTCAATGATTTATTATTTGTAACAATGTTTTCCATTTGACTTAGTTCTGTAATTTTCATATTAATCCTTTTCTTAGTAGTTAAAAATTCCAACATCGATATTATTTAGTTTTGCTTCACCAACTAATTTTGAAACACTATCTCTTTCTTTTGACAAAAAAACAAAATAGTTTACATCTTTAATATTTTCCGATATCCATTCTGGAGCAACTTTATAGAACTTAATCTTTTTACCTCTACTCTTCATTCCACGCTCAGAAAGATTTACAAATTCCATAACCATGGAATTAACTCTGGACGGTCCTGCAGAATATATATAGAAGTATTGATCATTTTCTTGTAAACCAGAAAGAGCAACCCCCATTGAACGCAAAAATACGTTATAGTCTTCAAAACTATTTGTTCCTTGCACTCCCACTATCATTATCTAGACCTTCCCTTAATTTATCCATGATGAACAACATCTTATCTAATTCTACCTCATTCATACCTATTGTGTCAACTACTTCAGTCGTATCTGTGTTGACTTTATTGTCAAGTACTTCTGCCTTATAAAAAACATTTTCTTTTACCCAATAGGCTAAATGATCTACAATAATAACACGTATGTTAGTTTTTTGATCATGTTTGTATGATTGAGAGTTTCTATTTATTTTATTTGTATTAGCAATTTCTGGTAGCAAAGGACTAAGTAAGTCAAAAATATGACTTTGACTATATCTTATGTTTATTTTTTCTTTTTTAACATCATCCTTTTTAATAAAAGATATTAAAAATATTAAAACAAAGGTAGTAAAAGAACCAATTAAATATTCCATTTTACCCCTTTACTAATTATACTACTTTTCTTTATTTGATACTCTAAAAACCTCTTCAAGTGTTTTTTGCTCATCTTTATTTAACATTTTTAAACTTTCTTGATTTTTGGCTTTATCTGTTATTGATACTATAGGATCATCTGATTCTAAATTGATATCTAAAAACCCTTTTTCCCACAAATTCATCATTTCTAAATGAAAATAATGCTGTGCAACTTTATGTAATTCTGGGTTTATATTTTTTAATTCATCAGTAAAATTATAAAGCATTTCTCCAGACTCAATATCTATGCCACTAATTTCAAGACCACCATTAAGTATTAATGACTCAATAATCTCATCTTCACTAGACACTATTTACCGCTTTTTTTTCTTGCTTTTGCTAGTGCATCAAAATCTTTAACTTTTGTATCTCCAAGATATCCCCAAGCATAACCATCGTTAATCATCATATCATTTAAAGATACTGTATTGCCATCTATATATACCCAGCCTAAAATGCGACCATATTTTTCAGATGAATCCATCTTTTCAGTTTTAATTACAACTGACTTAGCATCTTTAATATGTTTCTTTACATACTCTTTGGCTTCAAGACCAAGAGACTTTTCAGCAAGATCTTTTGTGCGAGACTCAGGGGTATCAATACCAGCCAACCTTACACGGGATTGAAATAAAATATCAAACCCTAAATCAATAAGAACATCGATGGTGTCTCCATCTACTACATTCTCTACTTTTCTTACATAGTACTCGTACATATTTTCTCCTATTGTATATATCTGTTTGGAAGAATATCAAATAGAAAATGTATTCTATCTGTATCTCCATTATTTATTACACCATGAAACCTTGCATTGTTAATTTCCCAACAATCTCCAACTTCCATATGTTTTTTTTCCTGATCAATTAAAAATATTGCATCTGGGTTTGTTTTTATTGCTATATGGTGACGGTGTGCAAGACCAAGGTAATCTCCCTCATCGTAATGCTGATAGACAATCTTATCTTCTGGAAGTCTTAAAAAAACTGCCTTTCCAAGTTTGCCATCATGCATATTTTCATACATATTTATTATTGGCTTAATCATTTCCCATAATACATCATCTTCTAACCTAAAGGTTGGGTTAAATGGCATACCTGGTTCCCAGCCAATTACCTCTGATACAAACAAAGATGTTGTTTCCCTATGCACAAAGGGGGGTGTTTGTTGGCGTGTTCTATCTAGCCACCATTGTTCTTCACTGTAGGAAGAAAGTCTTTCGGCTATACTGCCTACATCGTGTTTTCCACGATATACATATCTCCAGTCTTCCTCCCTTTTTTTCTCTATTGGTGTTTTCATTCCGATAATCTCGATCTTTCATCTACAACTTTATACATAAACTTCATCATTTTTTCATAACCGACAGCATTATCCATAATTTTATTATAATGATGGTTGCAGAATGACAATTCTCCAGTTACCCCGCTAACCTTTACATATGCCTGTGCCTGGCATGAATCGCATCTATCATTTGCATTTAGTATAAACTCTTTTTCATCTATTTTTGAAGTTATCATACTCTTATTATACATCCCATTGCCTACTGTTGTCAATACTTGCCAACAACTGCTCATCCGTAATGCCATGAAAATCAAAATATTGCTTTATTGATCTCTCAGTATTTCTAAAATCTTCTTTTAATATATCATTAAATTCATTTTCAATAAGTTTGCTGGCCTCAGAAAGTTTATTTATTACCTTTTTTGTTTCTTCATACAATAAATGTGATGATAGAACTGTGTCTGTATGATCATACTTTATTGTAGAAATATTACTTGTAATCAACTCTGTATTATCTGTATATTTTTGATAACTATCATGTTTTGATATTGCCGATAAAAACCAAGCCATTCTATCGTCACATTCTTTTTGATTTTTTGGAACGGTTGTTAGATATGTTTGTTGTAGTTCATATATATCAAAACCATTACAAAATAGTTTAATTGATAATATATGGTCTTCATCTCCCCAAAAATACATATATGGGTAATCTATCTTCATAAACTCTTTACTTGCAAAAATAAAATGAGGACATACTCTTTGAGACAAATATCTTTCTTTTATAGTTTCTGTTTCTTGAGAATAAATATATTGTATCCCCCACCCGCTTCGTTCTGAAAAAATATATTTTGATTTTTTTGCATTTAAAGTAATTCTGTCAGTTAGAAATTGACTTATTACTGCTTTTTTATTTCCAATTTTTTCATATTCATTTATTAATTTTTCATCCCAGTCTTGAACAAATCCAGTATGGCAATCAATACTTAATATATAATCTTCATTGTTATATAGTTTTTGAAGTTGATATCTTGTTTTACCTATTCCATAAACAATATTTTTATCTAATATAATTATTTTTTTTTCATTTTTAATTTTATCAAAACTAATATTATTTACACCTTGAAGTGATAGCGCAAATGTAAGTCTTTCTGGATATTTTGCTTTTAATATAGAGTTTTCTACAGTTTTTTGAATTGCATCATCAAACAAACTAGGGATCATTATAAAAATTTTTTTCATTTTTTATTTTCTATTATCTGTTACATAAAATCCTGAACCATGAAATGCTGACCCTACTGGTGTATAGACACGAACAAGTTTGGAGTTGCATGTTTCACAGTTGTATCCTGGTTCTGCCTCAGACATTGATCTTTGTTTTTCATATCTTTTTGCACAAGGCATGCAATCATATACATATATTGGCATTATATTTCCTTAATTTCTGGATGATCTAGATGTTTTTGTGTGTGGTTTACTGATCCCTGCAAATTTCCAATTGGTATAAAAAATTCATGGTTAATTCTTTTAAAATCTAATTTTTCTTTTGGAAGTTCTTCATCCCAATATATTGCATCTGTAGGACAAACTGGTTGACATGCTCCACAATCAATACATTCTTCTTGATTAATATAAAGCATTCTTCCGCCTTCATAAATACAATCAACAGGGCATTCGGCAATGCATGACCTATCTTTTATATCTACACATGCATCAGTTATTACATATGCCATTATTTTTTCTTTGCTTTTACTGTCCAAAAAGGCAGTTTGAGATTGTCTCCGCCCCATTCATATCCAAGTGCTTTAACAACAAACTTAATAATTTTAATACGCATTACTTTACCCCCTTACCAAACTTCTCCCAAATTCTTTCATGAACAAAGTATCCAAGCGACTCAATACCTATGTATAACAATGCCCCAAGACTAGCATATTCCCACTCCCCAGTAAATACATAGATTATTCCAGCAAGTACTGTTAGGTGAAATAGTTCCCAGGTAATAGTTTTAATTGATGTTTTTCTAGTTGATTCCACTTATGCCCCCAAAATTTTCTTATATGTTGTAGCATCAACAATGCCTGTAACGGTTAAACCAGATTTTTTTTGAAAAGCCTTTACTGCCTTATCTGTGCCTGGACCAAACTCACCATCTGCAGTAAGCCCAAGTGCTTCTTGAACCTTCTTAACAGAAGATCCTTTTGCTCCTACCTTAAATGGCTTAAACTCTTTCTTAGCAGCAGGTACTGCAGTAGTAGGCTTTGATGTCTTTACAGGTGCATCAGATGATCCTACCTTTGAAAGTAGTGGGAGGTTTTCTTCATCAGCATAGACTGGACGACCCCAACCAACTACTGCATTTATTAACTTAGGCTTATTGTTCTTTACATATGCACGAGTCTTCTCTACGCACATTCCGCCATTTCTTTGGTCACCCTTAGCAGTTCCTGAAGTATTTCCTTCAATAACTTGAATAGTTCCATCGCCATTATTCTTAATGCAAAGGCCTACATGTGAAATACGATTTACACCGTCATCTGGAAAATCAAAATAAATCCAGTCTCCTGCAGTTGGTTCATCATTGCGAGCATCAGCCCAGCGATTATTTTTCTTAAACCAATCCGATGCTGCTATAGTTGCTGCACTCTTTGGGTATGTCTTAGGATCTAATCCTGCAGTGAATGCACACCAAGAAACAAATGACTGACACCATGGAAGGAAGTTTGCACCTGTCCACTTGCCATACTTTGTTTCATTATCTTTTGGACCTTCAATAGTTCCAACTTCTTTCTTTGCAACCTCAATGATTGCTTCTAGTGATCCTTTTACTGACATTATTTATTTTCCTTTTCTATAAGAGGCGTAATGCCTTTTCTTGAATGAACATTTGTATCTTCTTCATTTGGAATTTCAGACCATGGGATCTCAGGGGCATCAAAATCTTTAAGTGTATTTAAATATAACTTTTGAAAAATTGAACTTCTTTGTGATTGAAAATTCATAAAATCAGGTGTATCCCTAAAATCATTTCCAAACACATAAAGATCTTCAATCTCTTTTGGTCTATCAACTCCTGGCTTTAATTTTTTCCAGCACCAATGATTTTTATTTACTAAGTGAATAAAAAAGGCTTGATAAAACTCATTTGGATCTGTACTATTCCAAGATGGTCTGTAATGGTAGTCAAACTGAGGTTGACAAATTACTGCTTGATTTGGTTTTGTTATGAAGTTTGTATATCTTCCCACAAATCCCCAATCACGATTTCCACCAATATGCAAATCAATCATATATGCCCCTGGTGCCCAATCAATATGCAATGGCAATTTAGGAACCCTGCCTTCAGATGTTATTTGATGATGAGCATACATATTGTATGCTAATTTAATATCTTCAGTACCAATAAGTTTTTTAACTTTTTCTATTGCATAGTCATAAAACTTTTGTGGAATGACTGCTCCTTGCTCCCACTTATTCATTTGATTAGAAAAATCTATTTTATCTAATTGTTTTGATGTAAGGATACTAACTAATTCATCAAACATTTCTTGTGGATAAAAATCTTCTACTAAAAATGGATCAAATAAGGTTACTTCTCTTGTGAGAATATCTTCAATTTGCATATACTTTTCTTTTGATAAAAAATTCCAACTTATATCATCAACATTTCCTGGATAGTTTTTTAGCAATGGATGACCATTTAGTTTTAATAAGTTTAAGTCTGCATTTTTATTATTTGATAATGTCATTTTTCCTCCAATCAATTATACCATTTATTTGCTGGGGTGGCAGGTATCGATCCTGCGACATCCGAATTAACAGTTCGGCACTCTACCATCTGAGTTACACCCCAATGTTTATAGTTTAACATATCCACTTGGACATACTGGACTATAGTTTGTTATATATATAAATCTTTTTCCTTTATAACACTTTATTGTTATTTTTTTCTTTACAACTTTAGCAACCTTTGCTAATTGTGTTGGTGTAGCACTTGGTGTTGGTGTAGCAGATACAGTTGGAGTTACTGGCTCAACTGCTGCTGCTTTGTTTTGTTGCGGGACCTTCGATAATGCCTTTTTTAGCAAATCTGGATAGTTTGCAATGATAATATGTGAGAATGTGTTTCTATATTTATAATTTGGATCATTTGCTGCTGTAAAAGCACTATAGTCTTTTAACTCAGGACAATCCCAGCCAGTAGAGTGAGATCCTGGACCTATCAAAAACTCTTCTCCATTTATTTCAATAACTGCTGGGGATCCTGATGTGCCTGTAGCACCACACACTGGAAGTTTTGCTATAACCATTTTTGGCAACCCAATGAAGTGTTTATAGCCACTTGGCAAACTTTCTTTATAAAAACTATACTCTAGCATTCTTGGATTCAATTGATCTGAAACACTATATCTTTGGTTTTCCTGCATAGAGTAATAGGCATTTGATTCTGCAATTGAGTTTAAGCCATAACCATAGACTCTCATCTTAATTCCATTATCAATTGCATATTTAATTTGCTCTAGTGATGCAATTTTATAAGCAACTTTTTCAACAATAGGTTTTTCTAATACTAAAAATGCTATATCGTCTTGTGACTCTGTTTTTGCTGTTGGAAATTCAACGGAGTTCCCAAGAGAATCTGGTCTGATTACTTCAACAACTTTAACTCTTTTTGCTGTTGGGTCGTCCGCTCTTTTCCCTGGTTCTTGAATCCAAATTGTTCCACCGTTATGCGAATAAGCATTATTTTGATCTCCATATATTCCCCAAATACAATGGGCTGCGGTGACAACAACATATGGGTCTATTGGCTCACTTGTGCAAGGCATCACTGTATAACTATCAGATGCCTTACCTGACCCACTCTCTCTCATTGGTGAGGCAAATTGATTTCCTAAAGCAGGGGTAAACTCTTGATATCTTTTCCATTCTTGAGCAAAAGATTGATCAATTACTGCAAAATTAAATAAAGAAAGACAAATAATAAAAATAATTTTTTTCAATGCAAACTCCTTATTAAGAAATCATTAATCTAACAACATGCTGGCAGGGGTCCCCACCTGCATCCCACTCTTCTAACTCTTCTTCACCCATATATTCATACCCACCATCATGGGTATTGCAATATGGTGGTGTTACCCAACCACGATCAATGCCGTTTGATAACCAAATACTAAATTCTTGTTCTTCAGGTGATAAGTCATCATGTGTGTGATTCATATAATAAGTGTACCGTCAAATGCTAACTATGTCAACTGGTCCCATACAAGATGGGCTAAACTTAATTGCAGCATTTACTGCTTGAACTACTCTATTCCTTGCATTTTTTTGTTTGTCTGTTGCATATAAAACACCATAAGCATACTCTGCTCCAGATCCCATAGCAAGATAAGGAAGTGTATATTTAGATAAAGACATATCTGCAGAACTATGTTCATAAATTTCACCACGAACTGCAATAATTAAACCAAGATCTCCATCTTTAGATGTATCAACCCAGAATTCATTATAGAATTCACGAAGTTCTTTAACAAATTTTGTCTGCATGAACTTGTCTGTATCTTTAATATTAGGAGCAGTTGGCTTAAAGTTATAACGGATTCTTTCTCCGTCCATTGCACCTGCATACCCAATTAGATACGGACCAATTTTCCAAACCTTTGGTGCATCAAGTGCTAAGATAGTGCCATCATCAGAAGCACCACGATCCCCAGCCATATAGACCTTATCTTCATGTTTTACTACGGCAATACAAGTCATGACAAAACCCTCCCAGGCTAGGTAACACTTAAGTATACCACTGCCCAGAGAGGGCTGTCAACTAAGGTCAATAATGACTAATTAGCCTTTTTATCTACCGTTTTAAATGCATCATTTATTTCTGTTAATGATAGCCTTCCATCGTCCAAAAAAGCCCTTGCCAGTCTTTCAATAACTGTGGCTACCCCTAAGAGTCCTGCAAGCATGACTGCTTGTACAGTTTCAATTCCTACTACGGCTCCTGCTCCCAAGACTGATAGTCCTGATGCTGCAAATACCGCAAGAATTCTCATTAGAATATTTGTTATTGCTTTCTGTGGGTGTTCATTCTTTGGGGGTTCTACTATTTTTTTAGTTGCCATTATTTATCTCCTTTTCCTGCAAAGTATCCACCAATAATTCCTATTAGTCCTACTAATGCATTTTGAACTAATGCAATTGCGTCTGAGTTAGTACCAAACTTTTCTCCAGATGTCGCCTGTTGCATTAACATTGAAGAGTATTCTCCAATAACTACAAGGCCTACAAAGCCTAATATTCCTAGGGTAATTACCCACATTAATTTATCTTTCATTATTTATCCTCTTTTCTTAGCGGGATTGTGATAAGCCAGATTACTGTTGTTGCAAGTACTGCAAGTCCAACAATGTCTCTTGCTGATCCCGTCAAAGTTAACCATGCGATAAAGAAGCCAAGGAGGGTAAATGCCTGTGCAATTAATTCCATTCCTGCATCTCTAAACCATTTAACTAATCTTTTGAGCATTTTGCCTACTAGGTTGATGGCTTTATTGATTATTTTCATTTGTTCCTCCTTATCATTGCCCCTGCAATTTGTGATGCAATGACCACTGGGACAATTACTTCTTGTGCTTTTTCTCTCTGATCATCTGTCATGTCCATACCCAACTCAGAAAAATTGGATAGGAGTTCTAATGGATCCACAGCAAATACTGCTCCAAGTGGATCTGATAAAAATGCATCTGTTTGTACTTCTGTTACTGCATCTGCTAATGTAAATGGCATTGGGGTTTCTCCTGCCTCTGCTGCTTTATCATTAAAGGAAACAAATGCAGCAGCAAGTGCTGGGTTAGATTTCATTTGATCTGCAACCTTTGCAACTTCTGATGCGGAAATACCAAGGCTTTCAGCAACTTGTGTTTTTGCTTCTTGTGTTAAAGCCTTTAATGTTTGACTAACTGCTGCTGTTTGCTCTGCAGAAAGTTTAATTAATTTATTATCCTTGCTTGTAAGGTTTGCAATAACACCAGATAAATCTTCTTTGTTTCCTGTGCCATTTTGTGGGATAAGTGCTGCCAACTCTGTATCCTTGATTACTGGATCAATGTTTTCTGCTGGTTTAAAATCTGGCCTTGGAAGTGGCTTAAGTTCTGGTTTTGGCTCTACAGAAGGCTCTGGAGCAGGTTCTGGCTTTGGTTCAGGGTTTGGGGCAGGTGTAGGCTTAGGCTCTTCTGGCTTTGGCTTGTCTGTTGGTTCTGGTTTAGGTCCAGGCTCTTCTGGCTTTGGGCCTGGCTGTGTTGGCTTAGGACCTGGTTCTTCTGTAGCAGTATTATTAGTTGGCTTAGGCTCAGGTTTATCTGTTGGTGGTGGTGAAGGCTTTGGCTTTTCTGGTTCAACAGTTGGCTTTGGGGAAGGTTCTGGTTTTGGTTGATTTGCTGCAGCGTTTGCTGCTGCTTGAGCAATTGCTCTTTGAATTTCTCTTTGTGACTGCTCATCATAGTAACGCCATGCGTCATCAATTGCACTGTTAACATCAAGTATTGCGTTATTAAAATTAGATATAGAATTATTTTTTTCAGATAAAGCATCTTCTGTATCATTAACAGCATTTTCATACTCAGATGTTTTATTAGTTAACTCTTGACTATATGAATTTAATGTTGCAACCTCTTGATTATAAATATTTAATTTATCATTATATTCTTGCTGTGCTGCATTCTTTACACTTAATGCTGCTTGATAATCTGCAGTCTGTGTTGCACTTGCTCCAGATCCAGAAGAAAATGTATTTAAGTTACAACTAAAGTTTTGTCCCCAGACTCTTGGGGTTCCAGCATAGTCGCAACCTGCACCAGTCCAACCTAAACTGCCAGATGAATCATACGGTATTCCCCATCCAAGATGATAAGATCCTGGTCCTCCACCGTTATACCACCATATTTCTACATTTAATGCTTTCTCTTCGCTTACATCGTATATTGGAGAATACGCACTCCAAGTTGTTCCCTGTTCCCGCCAATTATTTATAGCAAGATTTCCATTAACATACATTCTAAAACCATCATCTGTGTATCCTGCAAATTTTGTTGATGTAAACCATGAAGGCACTGTTATTTTTCCAGTAAATTTAACTATAAAGTTTTCATATCTATTACCACAAACAGGCAAATTCATATAATTAGAATTCCATGTACCACTACATAAAAGTTGATTTGTGGCTGCTTGGCCATTAACTCTAATTAAACTGTAGACATCATATCTTAAACCAGGACCACCTGCGCCACTTAATGCTTGCTGGGCAGTTGATAGATTAATGTTGGCTAAATCAAGAGCATCTTTAGC